TGAATTTGTAACTCTTTTTAGGATCTCAGAAAGACCAGAAGATAGACAAGTAAGTCTTAATTACAACATTAACGCTGGTTATGGTATCACTGAACTTGAAGATGCATTAAGCCAGGCGGTTGGCGAAAAAGCGACAGTAGACGTAAAACGTTTTGGTGCCCTTGCTCAAGACGTTTTAAAAGAAACAATTGCTGAAATGAAACAAGCAAAAGCAAAAGAACAAATGCTTGGCTTGTTAGGAGGTTTTGGTGGATTCAGTGAAATCATGGATATCAATAAAGAATTGAGTAATACAATTCTTGGTGATACAGGAATAGGTGGTTTATTGTCATTTACTTCGGCAGGAAAAGCGGAAGAATCACTAGAAAAAAATCTGCAAAATATTACAGGAGTACGAAACAACACCACATATAACTGGCAACAGTGGTTTGATAACGAATTAAAAGAACGTTATCAACAAGATTTAGAACTGGGCTACACAGATCAAGAAGCAGATGAAAAAATAAAAATTGAAGGCGACTTTGCCCGTCAGTTTATTGATCAATATTTAGTGCCCAGATTTAACACGTCTCGTTCTATGGATGAGTTTGTTGAGTATTTAGATATTCGCCAAGAAGAACAAAACCCCTTCCAGACCCAAGACATGGTTAATGCCGTTAGTCTTGTTGCAAATTTAAGGGCACAACAATATTTAGATCAAATCAAAACAATTGGAGACCGTTATTTTGATTCTGAGTTTTATTTCAATCCCACCGGAAATCGAGCCCGTGAGTCAAACTATGCAACACAAGCAGAGACCGTTGCCAAAGATTGGGAAGCTGCCAAGAATGGCGATCCATATTGGGCGCAACAAGCTTATCGCTTTGGCATTGATCTCAATGACAAAGATGCTTTTGCCCGTATTCATTTCCAAGTGAAGGGACAAGGACAAGGCTTTGATGCAGCCAAAGATATTCTTACGGCGGGTGGCGTGCAAGATGAGATTTACAACAACATTCTCCCGGCTTTAAAAGAGGAAGCCTTAAAGCAAGGTTCAGTTTTTGGTCAGTTTATTACACCGGAAGAATTTGCTGATGAGATGTTGCGTGGGTTGGATCCCAATGACAAATCAACATGGGAAGAAGTTCTTCAGCGTTATGGTTTAACTGATTTTAAAGGAACAGTTGATGAATTAAAACAGTATGTTATTGAAACTCTTCGTACTGGATCCGCGCAACAAATTAGGGAAGAAATTAAATATCTAAATGAAAAACGTCAAAAACCGACTCAACAGTTGTTGGGCTTAACTTACATTGAACGACCTGAGGACTATAAAGATGAAATGGCAAAACCTCAGACTGAGCTATACAAAGTATTTCAAGGTGCCGGATACCAGGGTACAGAAGATGAGTTTTATCAAAACTTCTTCCCTGATCTAGATCGTTCTGAGCAAACAATATTAACCAAGGCCGGCAGTGATCAAGCCCTTAAAACATATGGGCTTGACCTTGGCGACCCGTTTGCCTCTTTAGGAACCATTGAAAGTTTCCTTGACGAAGGGGATACAAAAACAGATACGACTACTGACAAGTCCTCGAGTTTCTTCCGTTTAGGATTAGGTGAAGATGAAGAAGAACCTGAGTACAAGACAAAAACGGGTACTCAAATTCTCGGTGAATTTACATCAATGTTTAAAGGACTCTGATGGCTGACAAACATAAAAAAGCCGCTGCAGCCGCAAAGCGATACAAGAAAGAAGACATGGCTTGCAATAAGCCGCAGCGTGCGCCCAAGGGCGATAAGCATAAGTATGTGGTGAAAGCTTGCCAGGAAGGAAAAGAAAAGATTGTTCGTTTTGGTTTGCGAGGATATGAAGACTATCTTCAGCACAAGGATGAGGGAAGACGTGCTAATTTCAAAGCGCGGCACAACTGCTCCGAGAAGAAGGACAAGCTGACTCCCGGCTGGTGGGCCTGCAATTACAACTGGTAACTACCAATGGCACGACCTAAATCCACTGCATTCGTCAAACTTGAGTCCAAGCCTAAGAAAACACGGCAAGGACGTTCTGTGAACACTAAAATAAAACCAGGTAAAAAAGCTTATCGTGGGCAAGGCTAAACGTCTTTATCACACCATCACAGACTTAACCGGACAAACGTTTGGCCGGTTGCAGGTTTTAGGTTATAGCCCCAGCGTGAAGCATCAGCTTTCGCGCTGGGTTGTTTTATGTAAATGTGGAACAAAATTTACAATTTATGGACACTCTTTGACAAGCCATAAAACAAAAAGCTGTGGCTGTTTGCAAAAAGAAAGCGCAACAAAACACGGAAATTACAAACATCCTTTATACAAAATATGGACTTCAATTAATTACAGATGTAAAAACAAAAATTGCAAAGACTATCCCAACTATGGAGGCAGGGGAATATGTGTTGAATTTAAATCTTTTGAACATTTTTGTTCTTCTATGGGGGAGAGGCCCGAGGGATTTACTGTTGAAAGGATAGATGTTAACGGAAATTATTCGCCGCAAAATTGCATTTGGATAGACAACAAAGAACAAGTTTTAAATAGACGCTGTTCTATTCCTTTGAAAACTAAAGAGCAAATTCGTCTTCTTTCTAAAACAATTAAGAATAAAACAACAATCGCAAAAATGACAGGTGTTGGGAGGACAACTATCAATAGGGTGCTAAATAATTGTGTATGATTATAGGCAATAGGCGTTTTTGTTTCCATGTCCGACTTTTCGCATGCGATTAACTTAATTCGCAAATACGAAGGTTTTAGCGAAAAGGCGTACCCAGACTTAACCACTGGCGGTGAACCTTACACCATTGGTTACGGCACTCAGTTTTATCCAGACGGATCGCCAGTAAGACCAGGGCAGCGCTGCAGTAAAGAAAAAGCGTTGCAGTACTTGTTTTATGAGGTCCAGATTATTGATACGCAGCTTGCCAAGCTGAACTTAGGCTTGGACGATTGCATGCGTCAGGCTTTGATTTCATTTATTCATTCGATTGGTTGGCAGCCCTTCCTCTATAGCTCCATCATTGATGCGATGGAAACGGAAGATTTCTGCACGGCGACCAGGGAAATGTCTAGTTGGATTTTTGACGCCGAGCACAAAGTCATCGGAGGCCTCCTGGATCGACGCAGAGAAGAGGTTGCCTTATTCCTACAAGAGATCGATGCTAACCCCTGGGCATCCACAGAGGTTCTTCTGACAGCGTTCAGGAACTATACTGCTGCTCCCCATGAAGTTCGCGCTATTCGAGAACTAGAAGACAACATCAGTCCTTACGTTCTGTCTAAATTTGCCAACGATTTTTGTATTGATGGCAGCCCATGGGATGAATTCAACCAAGAGGAATTGGACGCCATATTTGCCACATAGCCTTAGAATAATTAATACAAGAGCCGCGAAGTGGAATGGAGCGTTCCGTTGAACCCCGTGAGTTTCAACTTCCACTGGAACTCCAATTTTCCATGCGGAAAGCTGAGATTGCAGCCCAGGAGATGACCTGGGATCAGCTATACGCTGCTCTTTTGAATCTCTACCATCAACGTCTGATGGAATGGCACGCTGTCAAGGCCATTCTTGCGGATGAAAATATTGAACTGGACTGGGATTTACCCACTGATTTAGAGCTGTACGAACTCGCCGCCGCTTGCATGGTCGACGACGAGGACGAAGAAGACGACGAATATCAACCGTTCTGAACTTCGTCGAGATCAATCAAGCGATCCAGGTACCACCGTGCCTTCTTCAGTGATTCTGTCCCGCCTTTATGGCGCTCACGCCAAATATATTTCATGCAATTCGCCTTGCAGTAACCACGGAATTCTTCGTTGGTTAAAGCCGCCTCAATGGCTTCGATGCATTCAATGCCCCCATCGGTGTAATGCGATGGGTGATTTACAGTATCCTCCGCAATCTTGGGAGGCTCCTCAATCGTAAATACCGGTGTGGTTGCCCAGGGTACTGGACAAACACCCCCTGGACAATCACTAATTAATTCGTCGTCTTCTACCGGCGCAAACCACGGCGCTTCAGAGACTCCTCCATCATTTCTTCCGTCGGACCTTCCAGTTCCAACATCAGAGCCTTGGGCTTGGGACTTGCCCCCAGTGCCATTCCCTGTTCCGCCGAGGGAATGTAACCCGTCAGACCCGGACGATCCATTCCTTCCAGGTTTAACGGATTCCGCTCCAGTCCCTGCTCGCATGCTGTCAGTCCACGATTGTACATATCGTACAACGGAACATCATTCTCTTGGTTGTCGATGGGTGCACCAAAATCTTCTTCTTGATCCAAACACCGGCACTTCACTTCATCCTGCACAAATGCATCCAAGAATGCAGCCGCCTGGTTATGCATGATATCTAAGGCTTGATTTATTCCTTTTACAATAATACTATGGCAAATTTCTTTGATCCCACCTACGATCCCAGGCAGGACTCCGGATCTTCAGGTGTTGAAGTATCTGATCTAAATCCTGAGAAGATTTACGACACAGATTTACGGCGTTTACCAGTAGATGAAAGACTTGCTGCCGAATCTGTCAACAACAAGCAAGAACGTGTTGCCAAATTTATGCGAGCAGCTAAAACCGCTGGAGCCTATCGGCAGCGAGCTGGAATTGCTGAACCTACGATCCGTGGACGTACTCCACGTAATCCAGCGTTTATCGACGGTACTGAATTGCCCAGCCTTGGGGACACGATTGGTACCGCCGGTAGTACAAACTACGCCAATAAACCACAACCGCGCTTCGGTCGTCCGTTTGGCTAATCAAACCTGAGATAACACAACCTCGGGGGGTTGATCTTGATATTTACCCTTGCGATCTTGGTAGCTAATTTCACACGGAGCCCCTTGATAAAAGAGGAGCTGCGTGATCCCTTCATTTGCGTAAATCCTGTTAAACAAACCAGTGCAATTGCTGATTTCCAACGTCAAATAACCCTCCCAACCACTTTCAGCTGGAGTGATATTGACCAGGATTCCCGAACGAGCATACGTAGACTTACCAACCGCGACCACAGTTACATCACGTGGAAGCTTCAGTCGTTCTTGTGCCACTCCTAAACAGTAGCCATAAGGAGGAAGCAAGAAATATTGCCCCCGTTCATCCTCTAAAAGTTCAGCAGGTTTAAGAATGTCAGGGTCAAAGTCTTTTGGATCGCAATCACCGGCTTGAACTTTGCCAAAAATCAAACATTGGCTGGGAGAAAGGCGGATGTCATAGCCATAGGAACTAAGCCCATAGCTCAAAAGGCGGCGTCCATCTTCTTCGCTAACGACATGATCTACGAAGGGAACAATCATGTCTGCTTCTTGCGCCAAAGTCTTGATTTGCCAGTCCGCCAGTACCGTCATAGCTGCGTTCAATCGTCCTTCAGTATACAAAATCAGTGCAGAATTCGGCCCTTGTCTGAATAAATGTCAATGAATCGCTCGGTTGCTTCCGTTGCCGAGTTCACAGGAGGAAGATATACCAAAAACGATGTGCAGGTTTTGTGTTTACTCACACCATCGCTGGTGTTCTTTAGTAGTGTTGGGGCCGTGCGCAAGATACAGATAGGAAAATCAAAGATTTTTTGTTCATACCGAATCATGTCCGGGCAATTTGTAAAGTACAAACCCTGCTCAATCTCTTGCGCCAGCCAAGAACGATACAGCTTCCGAAACCAGACGGCATGGGAGGAAACCAACGTTGGTGACGTAGACCGCGTCATCTTCCACCGTTGTGTTTTACGCTCCCAGAAATAAGTGCCACTGGGAGGAAATAAATAAACACTCCCGTACCATTGCTGGGCATTTAGACCATCGTCAGAAGGAGTAAAAAATTCTTTTGCCTCAACGTACTGATTGGCAACCTTTGAGCTGGCGACATCCAAATCAATGCCTTCCAGCAGGGCGTGAGCGGCTGCGGCCAGGTCATAGTTTGTGATCAACTCACGATCTTCAGCGTGAGAGCGGATGTCTTGAATTGGCATCAGTCTTCGGACACGCGATTGTAATCAATTTCGCAATACCGGAGTCCCTCTTTGTCATTTATTAAGTAACCCGCTTTTTCTTCAGGGTCAATCTTCTGTGCAGCCTCTAAAATCCGACGGAACGTCTCAGCCATGTCACCGTTGTTCTCCCGTTCACACTCCTCTTGCGCTGCATGAAGCTCTTTGAGCGTCAAGAAGAACATTGACCGGGCCATGTTCTCCGGTTGGAACACCATGACCCCCGGCCCTTCACAAGACCACATCTTGGAGTAGTGCTCACCCATGTCGCCAAGAATCAGACGGACTGTTGCGTCCAGCATCTTGGCTTTCGTCTCGTCCAACTCAGGACCAATCACAGATGCAATCAATTTTTCGCGACGATTCATGGCTCTAACAGTCCTTGCCTGGCTAACGATTCAATCAGTTTATAGGTCGGCTGGTATAAAACGACCATTTTCCCAAGAACACCACGTTTTTTTGTCAGTTTCCCTTCTGCATCACGAACCTTGTCCAATTCACCAGACCTGATAAGATACTCGGCCACACATCGGAGTCGTCGCTTAAGCGGCAACTCGGCCTGCGGAAACTTACCGCAGATCGTATCTGGCTGCATGTCACGAAAAGCAAGGCGCAAACGATTAGCCAAGGTCATATTGGAATTAGCGTCTTCTTCTTCATAATTTCTTAAGTTTTCGAGGTATCTTTGGAGTGTCGCATCATCGAACGAACCTTCAGGTGGCATGAATCCTTCCACTTGCAATGCAAGGGATTCCGGCAGAAGTTCTTGGCAGTTCTCCAGCGTAATGATGGAAATATCAACGCCCCTGAATCGATGTGCCATCATTCCAAAGCACCAAATCCACTGGAGCGATACAGCCGAACATTATTTTTTTGATGATCCGTAACATCCATATCCCTGTTTTTGGCAAAAGAACGCACCAAGTTGTTCCAGGGGATGCGAATGACTGCCTTCTTGGAAGGATTGGGACAGGCATTGACATAATGAATGCCTTCAACCCAGCCTTTATCTGGTGTTTTACGTCCAATCGCCATCCAATTTCGCAAGGTTTGATCGGAAACATTCAGACGCCTGGCACATTCTTCAGTCGAGATGTACTCGTCAGCGTAAGCTTCGGGGTTCAAGGCGTCTGTTTCACCATTTTCATAACGGCTATGCCACATGGACGCCAAGATGTTGCGAATACCCTTCAGTTCCCATGCAACGTCTTCTAGTCCTTTTCTAATGCCGTGAACCATGACAACAAACTTGCTAGTTAGATGCTAACGTGTGGGAAAACAGTTTGCTTCCAATGGAAGATCAAATTCCGCCTAGTCAACCACCGGCGCCTCCTCAAATCACACCGGAACAATTAGAGGAAATGAAGGCACGTGCCCGGGAAATGGCGATTCAACAAACCTTGGCGCAACAAGCGGCTACCCCTCAGGCTCAGCCTCAAGTTATTTATGTGCGCCGCAATTTAACCGTTGCAGAATTACTGTTAGTTTTCCTTGTATCTTGCGGTATTGTAACCGGAATTCAATGGACATGGAATATGGCAACTAATCTTTTACCACGAATTGAGATTAAAGTGCGGTAGAAAAAGAGATTTATAATTAAAGGTAAGAATCTGGCGTAATTGTAGGTGTCAAACAGAAGAATCAGCGAATTTCCTGCAATTGAAGGGCTCGATATCAACGAGCAGGATTTGATGACGCTTGTCCACGTCTTTGAGGTGGACCCGACGCTTCGTAATAAAAAAATTACCTTTACTCAGTTTCGTAATTATTTAGATCAATATTACGCAAATATTACCGGTGAAGTTTTTCCGGGTAACGTCACAATCACCGGAAACTTAACGGTTAGTGGCGCAACTTCTCTTAATACAGTCACCAGCTCAGGCCTTGCCACCTTCAGCGGTGTCATTGTCCAAAATAATCTGACAACCACTGGCACAATCAGTGGCACAACGATTACCGGAAACACGGCACGTTTCTCGGTTGTCACGGGAGTTTCTGGCACTTTCACCAGTCAACTATCTGGCGCCACAATTACTGGCGACACTGTCAGAGTTAGCAATATCACCGGGGTTTCAGGCGTCTTTACGACAGCCCTCAGCGGCGCAACCATTACAGGAGATACGGCTCGCTTCACCAACCTCACTGGTGTTTCGGGTACATTCACCAGCCGTGTTTCTGGTGCAACCGTTACCGGCGATACGGCTCAATTCACCAATCTCACCGGTGTTTCCGGCGTCTTTACGTCGCAGCTTTCGGGTGCAACCGTTACCGGTACCAACGCAAACTTCACGACCGGTACATTCCAAACCATTGTTGCAGGCAGTCATACAACCACAGGTAACTTAACGGTTTCTGGTGACCTGTCCGTTAAAGGATCCGGTTTCTTTAGCTCCGGCGTTCAAATTACCGGAACACTGAGTGGTACAACGGTTACTGGCACCAGTGCTCAGTTTACTTCCGGCACATTCACTAATCTTAGCGGCACTTTAATTAGTGGCGTCAGCGGTGTTTTCACGACCCAACTCTCTGGCGCAACGATTACAGGCGATACGGCGCGTGTATCGACAATCACTGGTGTTTCCGGTGTCTTTACCACAAACCTCAGCGGCGCAACGATCACTGGCGACACAGTTCGTGTCAGCACGCTCACTGGTGTATCTGGTGTTTTCACCTCGCAACTATCTGGGGCAACAATTACAGGAGACACTGTTCGTGTAACAAGCCTCACTGGAGTCAGCGGTGTTTTCACAACCCAACTTTCCGGGGCCACCGTCACTGGCGATACGGCACGGTTTAGTTCTCTTACCGGTGTATCAGGTGTTTTCACCAGTCAGATTTCTGGTACCACAATTACTGGCGATACGGTCCGCGTGACAACAATCACCGGTGTTTCAGGAGTTTTCACTTCTCAAATTTCGGGTGCTGTTATTACAGGTGACACTGCAAATTTCACCACATTAACGGCTGAAACGGCAACGATTACAACTGGCATTGTCAAGCAGAACATCACAGTTACTGGCAACATTGCAACCAGTGGCACACTATCTGTTGGGCAAACAGCAACTATTGCTTCTGGTTTAACAGTTACTAGCGGTACTGTCAGCGGCGTTACGTTTACTGGAACCACAGCCCAATTCACACAAATCACTGGTGTCAATGGCGTCTTCACAACGTCTGTTTCTGGCGCCACACTAACTGGGAATGTAATTCAAGGGTCAGTAATCACAGGAATTAGCGGAACATTTACCACGCAGCTTTCTGGTGCAACAATTACAGGAGACACCGTACGTTTTAGCAACTTAACTGGTGTTTCCGGTACTTTCACTACTCGCGTTTCTGGCGCCACCATCACGGGCGACAATATACAAGGAACAAACATTACCGGTGTTAATGGCGTCTTCACCTCATCCGTTTCGGGTGCCACAATCACTGGCAATGCTGGTCAGTTCACGACTCTTACCGGAAGCGCTGTATCCGCGACGAACATAACTGGGGTCAACGGCGTCTTTACAACTCAAGTTTCAGGTGCAACCGTCACCTGAAATACGGGACTCTTGACATATCTCACTTGTGTTTCTGGTATTTTTACCAGCACGCTGTCTGGCTCTACTGTTACTGGTGGGACGGCACGCTTTGTTTCTGGCTTCTTTGATAACTTAACTGCTATCAACCAGACCTTTGCTGGTGACCAGACAATCAGCGGTAACTTCACCGTTCTGTCCGGTTTATTTATCTCAGGCCAAAGTTTCTTTAATAACAACGTCAGTGTTACCGGCACGATTAGCGGCCAAACAATCACAGGCACTGCAGTTCAAGCCACAAACATTACGGGTGTCAACATTGTTGGCACGACTTTGGTTTCCGGAACCACTGTCACTGGTAACGCAGGTCAGTTCACAACGCTCACAGGCAACACCGCAGGCTTTACTACCATCACGGGTGCAACCGTCACGGGGACAACCGCGAATTTTGTAACTGTTTCTGGTACCACTGTCACGGGAGGCACGGCTCGCTTCACGACAGTAACCGGGATTAGCGGTGTATTTACAACTGCCATTTCCGGTGCAACCGTCACAGGTAACGCTGGTCAATTTACTACTCTGACAGGCGGCACTGCAGGTTTTACTACCGTTACTGGAACAACGGTTACAGGTACAACCGCAAACTTCACCACAGTTTCTGGCACCACGGTTACCGGAAATACTGCACGATTTACCAACATTACTGGCAGCACCCTTGCAATCACTACACCTTCTGGTGCAACTGCCGCCATCGTTTGCTCTGGCGTTGTTTCCGGTGGAACAGGTGGATTTATTATCCAGGGACCATTGGTGATCCTGCCTTAATTCCTTCAGTTAAAATTAAAAAACAAGAGCGAGTTTACAAATGCCTTACGGGATTTTGAAGGTTGATACCATCACGTTTACCGCTGGTGGCGTTGATACCAGCGTTTCGATTTCTGGCTTAGTTCAAAACCCGACGTTTACAGGAAACATTACGTCGACCGGAACGATCTCTGGGAATATTATCAGGGGTGGTACAACTGTTTCCGGAGCCACGGTTACCGGCACCGCAGGTCAATTTGGAACATTAACTGGAAATACGGCTGGCTTTACTA